ATGCGTATCGAACAAGAACTTAAGTTAGGTTTCAAAGATGTACTCTTCCGTCCGAAGCGTTCTACCCTTAAAAGCCGTTCTCAAGTTGAATTAACCCGCGATTTTACATTCAAGCATAGCGGTCGTCAATGGTCTGGTACTCCAGTAATTGCAGCTAACATGGATTCGGTAGCAAGCTTTGAAATGGCAGCTGCTCTAGCAGAGCACGGTGTTATGACTGCAGTACACAAGCACTACACAGTAGAGCAGTGGGCTGAGTTTGCTAAAACAGCAGACAAGAAAACTCTGAACAACGTTTTTGTATCAACAGGTACATCTGAAGCTGAGTTCGAGAAAGTTAAGAAGATCATGGCTCTTAGCGAAGAGTTTGTATTTATCTGTATTGATATCGCTAACGGCTACTCAGAGCACCTTGTTGAGTTCGTACAGAAAGTACGTGCTGAATTCCCGACTAAAGTTATCTCTGCGGGTAACGTTGTAACGGGTGACATGGTTGAAGAGCTAATCCTAGCGGGCGCAGACATTGTTAAGGTTGGTATCGGCCCTGGTTCTGTTTGTACTACACGTGTTAAAACAGGCGTAGGTTACCCTCAACTTTCTGCAATCATCGAGTGTGGCGACGCGGCACACGGCCTTGGCGGCATGATCATCGGTGACGGTGGTTGTTCATGTGCGGGTGACGTATCTAAAGCGTTCGGCGGCGGTGCTGACTTCGTAATGCTAGGCGGCATGCTAGCAGGTCACTCTGAGTCAGGCGGTGAAGTAGTAGAGCAAGACGGTAAGCAATACATGAAGTTCTACGGCATGTCGTCTCAGTCGGCTATGGACAAGCACTCAGGTGGTGTTGCTAAGTACCGTGCTGCGGAAGGTAAAACTGTTTTACTTCCATACCGTGGTTCAGTTCACAACACTATCTCTGACATCCTTGGTGGTGTACGTTCAACTTGTACATACGTAGGCGCAGCAAAGCTTAAAGAGCTAACTAAGCGTACGACTTTCATCCGTGTACAAGAGCAAGAAAACAACGTATTCGGCAAAGAGTAACGTTTAAAACACTTGTTTAAAATTTTAAGAATTGAGCCACTTTAAAGTGGCTCTTTTTTTACCTGAAATTTGGCAAGTGGCGACAAAGTGGCGACAGCCGAGTAAAAAATTTTGTGGCGACAGGTTACAGGTTAGAAAGAGGGTTATGGATAATTGCTTCAGATAGGTGATCAGGTGCGAAGTGGGCATAGCGCATTGTCATGCTGATATCGGCGTGGCCTAGAATATCCCTTAGCACTAAAATATTGCCGCCATTCATCATGAAATGACTTGCGAACGAATGACGCAAAACGTGGGAGGCTTGCCCTGAGGGTAGGGTGATACCCAGTTTACTCTTCAATATGTAGCAGAAAGGTGTGTAGCACTCTTCAAAGAGCTTCCCTGAGGTTGGTTTGTATATCTCGTTGTAAAGCTCCTCTGAGATGGGTACAGAGCGATTCTTCTTAGTCTTGGTGTTGGTGAACGTAACCTTATATTTGCTTAACTGAGCGCCTTTCAGCTGAGCAGCTTCATTCCAGCGAGCTCCAGTGGCTAGGCATAGCTTCACTATTTTCTGCATATCTGTTCGGTTGTGTTTAGACACGTGTTCAAGCAATAAAGTAATGTGCTCTTTATGAAGAAAAGACATAGTGCGTTCGTGATCTTTAAATGGCTTCACTTCTTCCAATGGGTTTGGTCCTTTCCACTCCCCAATCTCTTTTAACTTACCGAACATTGCCTTAAATCGAGCGAGTTCAGAATTTAGCGTTGCGATACTAGGCGCCCCTTTTTGCCAGCGCGCATCAACAAAGCTAATTTGTCCATTCATTCGGTTACTTCTGAATTCAGAGTATGTTTTTGCATTGAAAACTGTCGCTATAGGGTTACCCATAGCGTTAGCCATTCTTAGAAACTTACTATGAATGACACTGCCATTAGCAAGGGTTGCACCGTAGTGGGAGTACCAAAGCTCAATAAGTTGAGACAGCCTGCGGTGATCCGGCTTGTCTCCCATCCATGGCTTATCGTCAACTTCCTTCATCGTATGAAGCTCAAAAGCCTTAGCTTCACTCTTAGTCGCAAACTTCTTACGAACACGCTTTCCCGCTCGCCCGGTTGGGTAACATTCGCAGATCCAAGGTTTGGTCGAGCCATCTTTCAAATTGCGTACTGACATAATTAAGCCTAAAATAACTGTATATAAAAACAGTATAATTCGAGCTAAAACGTAGAACAATGTTTTATATCGGACAAAAAGCACAGGTTAGACACCTTTCTCAAAGTGCTAAGAAAATTAATAGGTTTTGCTATGTATCAATCAATTCATGTGACTGCTGGCTACAGTCATTTCAAAATCAACAGTGATGGTCCAATTGGGGTAAGTAAGAAGAACCAAGGGGTGATTGATGCGCTATTGAAGCTAGGCAATCGCTTTACGGCGCCATTTGGTGGGTTTATAGAAGCAGAGAACGTAGTGGGTTTGAAGTGGGTGAAGCTGGTCGATATTAAATACCTATGTACCGATGAGGAAGCAGAAACTATCGAGTACGTTATACAGAAAGACCACTATGTAGTGGGGACGTATCAAGACCGGAAGTTGTATATCTTATTGTTTGGTGGGGAGCCAAAACACCATCAGATCAAAGGCCTTGAACAAGATGGGAAAAACAATGTATTCGGATTGTTTTAATACTAATGAAATAGTTTATAAAACGTAAGATATACGTCACATTGTGCATATGGTTTTAAACTGAGAATCTTATAAGTTTGGTAGAGTGTTATCATTCAAATCAATCGGTTGCATAACCTATGATCACATGCACTTATAGAGAAAATGGTAGTAAATGTACAACAGAGGATTACGAAGCCAATCCTGAAAAGTACCGAGGCCTGATCGACTGCACTGCTTGTGGTAAGAAGGCTTGGTTTGTTAAAGGTTACTCAACAGCCAAAGTTAATCGAATGGCTTGCTTTGGTGCTAAGCATGAAGATGGGTGTGATGCGTCAACGGTGTTATTTAGTAGTGACGATGTTGATGAAGACAAAGACGGTGATGGTGAAACAACCGCCGATTTAAAAGTCGATTTGGATAAAACCGGTGCTAACTCTCTTTATGTTTCCAAAGACAATGGTTTGCACGGTGACGAAGAATCAACACGCGTAAGCAGTAAGCAATCCAAAGGCTTGGGTAATGGTAGTGGTTTCCCTTTAAATAAATCACTAAGAGCTCTACTAACAAATCTTTGCCGAAACCCTCATTATGCAGATAGAGGGCAAACCATCAAAATCGTTACAGATGGCGGTAGAGCAGTTATTGAAGGGGTGCTGTCTGACTTCTTGGTACCAATATCTTCAGTAAGTCGCGAGCATATTGGTAAGGAGTTCATCTTCTGGGGAACGATTAACAACTTAAACGTCGATAAGAATGGAACGTTGTGGCTGAATTATGGCGACTATAGGAAGGAGCCAAGTGTCAGTCTTTCATTTTCATTAAAAGAACAGTTGTTAAAGAACTTCAAATTGACTGAAGTTTCAGAGTTGGATGGTTCAGACGTTATTATTGTTGGGCATGTAGGATTCTCTGCTAATGGCAAAGCGATCATTAGTACTGGTTTTACCAAGTACCTGTCGTTTAGAAAAATGAATGTTACAGCGATAGAAGAGCCTGTATCTTAGTTACAATAAAGCCCCTAACGGGGCTTTAGTCATTTAATGCGGGCTTTATAGTTTTCAGGGACCAAATCAAAATGGTCTTCAACGGGCCCATTTAAAGGGTAAAACTTTGCTTTGCCAGTCTTTTTGTTTAGGTCGTAAACACGGTATACCCAATATTGACTCCCAAGTTCGCGAGAAACTTCAACTTCATTTCTAGATATGAAAAAAGCAGTTCCTATCGTTTTCTCAGTTGTTTTAACTTCAATAAACTTCTCGGTACCATTCTCGTAAAATGATTTCACGTCGTAACCTGCGTAATCATCTTTCTTGGCTACATGAACAATGTTATCCGCAAGGTAGGCTAGCCCTATACTCATGAGATATTGCTTTTCATGTGCAATCACGAGTTCTTCTCCGGCTAGTCCAAGATTGCGATTTCTCTCATCAATATCAGCCCAGTTGTTAGTTTTATTCGTTGTGCTCTTGGTCCCTTTTTTTGGAGACTTCTTTCTAGTGGAGGGCTTTGGAGCTTCCGTTTCGGTTAGAACAACGTCTGAAATGTTTATTTTTTCATTGGCTTCCAACTCTTCGTGCGAAGTCCATGAATATAACTCACCTAAAGAGCTACTCGCCGGGTGTTGATGATCAAGGACCTGATAAATGACTTCAACGGGAATTTTTTTACTGTCTACGGGGTAGCTATAGTCAATGCAACTTAGCTGGCCGACAAAGACAAAAGGCTGTGTTTGGCTTTTTATTTTTTGATGAACGCGGGCGAAAAGAACCACCGGCTCTTTGTTAATGATCATCTCCATATGAGGAGTTGATGGGGTGTTGGCGTTTTGTGACTCCCAATGAAACTGTTTACCACCTAATACAAATGAATCTTTGTATTTATGGGCATCTTCCTTGTCTTCTTTATTCAGAGTAACGAATAGAACAACACAGTTTTTGAATCGCGTGATACCGGTTATGTCGCGAACTTGTTTGGGAGGTGTTGCACCAGCTAGGTCGATTGCTTCTAACTTGGAGTATTTATCCCCAATTTCAAAGTTAGAATAGTCAAAAATTTCATTTTCTCTTTTGATTTTGTCTCTAACTTCGAAGCCTAGATTTTGGAATACTTTAAAACATTCACTGCTTTTTCCTCCGGCAAAGTGCTTGGATTGAACTTTGGCATCGAGTAAATCAGATAAAGCTAAGCCGAAGATTGGTTTTGGAGGGTAAGAGTGTCCATTGATGATGACATCATAATCTGTTGAGTCCTTGTAGCTATCGACCTTTCTACCGTTCGCTATAAAGACCTCAACCGCAGTATGAATATCATCTGCAGTTAAAGGTTTAGAAACGGACGTCAAGTTTGCTATACGTCCTGTTCCAGGAGCCAAAGGCAGCATTTTTCCTGCGTTTGATATTAACTTACTCATGAATAATGTCTCTCATGCAAATTAGGGACTTAAAGCATCACAATCAAGAAGTGCTGTGGGCCCCAAGAAGCTATGTGTGTCACTACTATTCTTCTTGGTACCACTTTTGGTCTGGAGCTAACCTAAACTAGGAGCGTTCACTGATAAATGAAAGCAAGTATTTCTGTATAGAAGTACAAAATACCCAACCAAAGAAATACCCCAATTGATGTATATCTGGTTGCCCAAAAAATGTAGAACTTCGAGGAGGTCACCTTGTTGAAATGATTCTTTTCAACAGTATCGATAATATCATCGCAACACTCTTGGAGTTTATGCTTCAATTGTTCGTGTTGAGATGTTTCTTCACTATCTAAGAATGCTTCTACATCAAAACCGTAAAGAGGATCAAGCTTTGACTCTTCTGACAAATTGAAAGCAGCTAGTCTGTTGAGTTGCTTTAATTTCCAAGATATGCGAGACAGTTTAGTATTGTAACGCTCTTCTTGATAAATCTTATTGGCATCGCGATCAATCCAATCTAGTTCAGAGAATTCACTAAGTAAGTCAACTAAGTCATCTTTAGCTGTCGAGACGGTTGAGCGTTTTAGACTGTTGTAGTGAATGAGTAGACTTAGTATCCAACTTATGAATACCCATTGAAAAGTTAACCATTCAGGCATTACCTAGTCGCTTATTCTCTGCAGCCTCAATACGCTCATTTGCTGTAGCAATGAAGTTTTGTACTGAGTCGTGTTTAATGACTAGTCTTTCATCTAACTGAGCTTTGGTGAAATTTTCTCGGGAGATCAAACCGCCGAAAGCTTCATCTAAGAACGAGCGGCCATATCGATTGTAACCAGTTAAATCAACGATCACTTTCGTATTATTTGTTAGAGCGTCAATAAGTATTTTTTTTCTAAATACTTCACCAGCTGACTTTTCACATCCAGGGGCGTCAGTGGCATATCTACCTTTGGGTCTAGGGTGAAATTCTTCGGTAACCATAATGGTTCTAACAGAGTTCATCTAATTTAATGCTCCATTGTAATAAGGTGCCAGATAATTCATTTTGAAGCTCAAAACGGATATGTTCTTCTTCGCTGCCTTTGTTGTATTGGTAACAACCTTTGTTGCTCATGATAATAAGGTTACTATTTGGGTCGTCTGTAACAACATCCTTGATGGAGACGCTTCCTTGTCCGTGACTATCGTCGTCAAGCCTAGTCATATCATGCATCATAGAAGCATATATTAAACCTGAATCCCCGATAGAGTCCCGCAGCGGTCTAACCATTGCGTTTATGGAACGAACAAAGTGTGTAATACGGCCTTGTTTTGTATCATCACTACTCTCACCTTGAATCAGTTGGTTGTATTCGTCCGGGTAGTGCGTTTTGACACGATGTTGGAAAACAGGACTATCTTCTAGAGAAAGTGGAATTCCTCGTCCTGCATCGTAGATAGCCAAGTACATTAGCCTTTCATCATTTTCATTCTCTGGTGTGACAGAACAGATAAGCCACCACTTCTTATCCCTGTCATCATTTTCATTCGGGTAAGCATGACGACCAACGTTTTCAAGTGTTTCAAAAATTGCTTGGGAGATGCGAGCTTCAATATTGTCAGACATACAGCCGTTATAATATTTATTATCGATAGCATCAACTAAATCATCTGTTAAATCTTCAAATTCACTATTACTCCCATATATGACAGGTATATAAGGAACTGACGGATCAAATAAATCGGCCCTCCTATTTGCAGCGGAGGAAAATGCTCCAGAGCTCTCAAGAGAACGATTAACCCACTTAGATTTTTTTGACCAAAGGAGAGATATTTTTGAGTCGTGCTTGTCTTGTATCGCATAGATAGTAAGGAGCATCGGTAGCCGAACTTCTTTAGTGTTCTCAAACGATAGATAAATGTGTGGATAATGGCTCAATACAGTGTCTAAATCCTTTAGAAACTGCGTAAGCACACTGTCTAACCCTGTTGTTACGAAATTCAACGTAACCGGAACATCTAAAATTGGTTTTCCAAAAAGAGTTTTTAATGACATCTTTTCAATGACAGTGCTTCCACTGCCACCAAATGAATGCTTCTTTTTACTGGTTTTTTTAATTGAACTTATCCAACGTTTAGAGTGTTCACGGTCAGATTGTTGTAGGTTTCTTTTCATTGCAGAACGTTACTCATTTTGTTTACCTCTAAGCTAACTAAGCCACTGCTTCAGTTTGTTGTTCCCGTTCGATAGCTAAACTTTCTCGGTATTCAGCAGCTTCAGCTTTCAGGGTCCAGTGAACTTCATCTAAACCTTGTTGTTCTACTGCTTGCTTTACTTCTGCAATCGTTGTCCTGAAAAATTCTTTACGAGGATTTATCTTGTTCACCGATCGCTCATTAAACTTTTTATGAAGTTCTTTTTCTAGGGTAGGGGCATCATCGCTATATATCATTGCGTGCACATCAAATGCAAAAGGAACCGAAGCGTCACCTAGTTCTTTTACGCGGTCCATTGGTTCTAAGCGACGGGTCATGCCAATCTTAAACACTTCCTCACCAAAGCTACCCACGTTGCTGATTACGTAAACGTGACCACGGCGTGTTTGTTGTGCCATTGAAAGGGCACGCTGACCTCTTTCTTCCGCTTCTTTTAGTTTGCCTTCAAGCTCCGCTAACTGAGCTTCGAATTCAGCTTTCTGCTCTTCACTTGCTTGCCCTAATTCAGCTCGTGCTTTATCCAGCGCTTTTTGCAGCATTTTTTCTTCTTTTTCCGCTTCTTTACGTGCTTTTTCCATTTCACGGATAGAGCGTTCTTCTTCTCGAATTTGAGCTTTAATTGCCGCTTGCTCTTCTTTTTCAATTTTTCTTAGTTCGAACGCTGCAACTGCCCACTTCAATTCAGTTAAGCGAGCATCTAGAAATTCTTGGTTAATACGAGCATTTCGGAAGGGCGCTCCATTGTGGTTTACCAGAGCAAAAGCATCGATAATTTCTTGCTGAATTTTTCCAAAGTTGTCATGCTTTGTTTTAGAAAGGGCACTATCAACTTTTCCATTAAAAGCATCAACAGCAAAGTGAATAGCATAAGTCTTACGATGAACTTCCACGTAATCACATGTACCAGCATAGTTATCTTTAACCATCTCTTTTACACGTTTACGTGCAGCCTTTAGCTCTTCCCCCGCTTCTTTGAAACTGAACTCTTCAGCAAGGTCATCGAGAACAGATTGGTTGGGGACAATGTAATCGTCTTTGTATCCTTCGATGGTGTTTTTCATAGCTTTAATAGCGGTTTCATAAGAGTCAGCTTTTGCTTTTGCCTCATATGCATTACCAGCAATTTCTTTTGCTTGAGCTTCTGCATAACTAATAACTTTACTTGCCTCTTCACGAGCTTCTAACTTGATCTCTTCAGCTTTTTCTTTTGAGTTGGCTAGTTTTATACGGGCTTCAGCTGTAATGTTTTTTGACTCAACCTTAGCTTCATCCAAAATTTTGACTCGTTCGTCAATAGCTGACATTTTAATGTTTTGAGCTTCACGCTTAGCTTCTGACACTTTTAGAATCGCTGATTCCTCAAGCTTTTCGGCTTTTTCGATAGTTCTTTCTACTTCAGCTTTAGAGCGTGTAATTTGTTCTTCGGCATTATTTAACAGTTCTTTTGTGTGTGCTTCCATATCTATGATTGGAGAGTAGAGCGCCTTTAGATCTTCATTTTCAAAAGTTTGCCTTTTTACATCAGCCTCTGCTCTCTTTAAAGCATCTTCAGTTAACTCTAACTTTGAGTTAAGTTCCTGCTGGGCTTTTTTGCTTTTTGAACGAGAAACAATAAGCAAGATGAGGGGGAGAAAAAGTATTGCGAGACCTATTAATGCATTTTTATCCATTACGTTTACCTAGCTGAATTGAGTTGTTTCAATTTCAATTTTTATTGTCTGATTATTATTCAAATGTTGTGGAAAAGTTTTAGTTTGTCCGTTAAGTGATTTAGCTGCGCTATTAACCTGAAGATCTAATCACTTTTTCTCCATTACCAAAGCAACTCTACCCACAACTCTCACTTCATCTTCTTCAACTGTTAGAGTCGAGCCGTTAAAGCTGATTGCTAGCTTCTTACCTGGTAAACGCTGAATGTCGTTTAGGGACAGTAGGCCGTCCATATCCACTAAGTAAGTGCCGCTAACTGCTTGGCGAGATTCTTTATTAACTAGATACGTATTCTGACCATCTTTAATAGCCATCACATTTACGACGCCAAGTTCATTTAAGAGGGCTTTATCAAAAGACAACACGCCTCTGTTCTTGAGCTTTCCATCTTCGACAGCAAAACAATCTATATCAAAAATCAAAGTCTCATTTTCGAACTTGTTACGATGTGAGTTCACTTTTGAGTTTGTGAAAGGCTCACCTTCATCTAGTAATAACCAATTAAGAGATACGCCTAGCTTCAAATGAGCTCTGATCGCAATCTCATGAGGTGTGAGATCTCGCTGGCGCCACGTTGCTAGCGTTGATTTAGGGATGCCAAAAATCGCAGCAAGCTCTTGTTGTTGCTCGGTTTCTGTGACTTTCATCAGTTTTTTAAGAAAATCCTTACCACTTACATAGTCAGGAGATTCGATTTTTAGTTGATCAGATTGCATTATCGATCCATAATCGCTTTGTCGATTCGGGTGAGCGGCAACTCAATAGCCCGAAGTAATACATTCAATAACATAACAGGATATCACTATGCTCTCATATCAAGTAGTCCTAAATACGCCTTTCATGACGTACGACCAATACTCTCAGTTTTCTGGAATGCCTAAGCGCACCATCATGGATTGGGTAGCCGATGGCCGCTTACCTATTAAAACTAAAGCAAAAGGTAAAGAAACTCCTCTCATCAATATGATCGCCTTAGTAGAAATGGCGACTCGTGAAGCTATGGAAAAGTTGGGGTAGGCCGTCATGCGTTTATCTGCCCTAATTCCAACCAAAGAGTATTGCCCGTTATGGCTCAATGTTCTTGGTTGGGGCTTCGTTTTCGTCCCGTTTGTCTTCAATTGAGTATTGGTTATGAACGAAATTGACTCAATGTGCGAATTCCGTGGCTCTAAACAAAAGGCATTTAACGAAGCGTGTTGTGCATTTGCGAACTCGGAGAACATGACCAGGTTAGCAAAGGCCGTGGATATGAATGCCACAATGCTGCGTAACAAGCTCAACCCAGAGCAGCCGCACATACTTACCAGTGTAGAACTTGTGATGATCACGAAGGCGAGTGGCAACTTCACCATTCTTAATAGCCTTTTGCTTGGCCTCGGTGTGGTGACCGCACAGATCCCCAATGATGCGAGTGAAGAAACCTTCATTAAACGCGCATTAGAAAACGCGATGCACTCTGGTGACTTGTCTCGTATGGCTTTAGAACATGCAGGACAAGATCGCCTTAGTCGCACGAATAAACACATCATTATCCAAAAGGCACAGGCGGGTATTAGCAACCTTGTGCTTCTTATCAACGATATAGAAAGCCGCACAAAAGGCGTTTCCCCATTCTTAGCCATGAGTGTGGATTTGGTCGCTAATGGTTCGGCTATTCCCGGCTTAAGTTAGAGGAAAATAGTATGTCAGTTGCAACAGTCGAACATTCAAACCTAGATGTACCACCGCTAGAAAACCCATGCCCTGATTTACCTTGTTGGTCTTTGAACCGTGAGCAAAAAGAACGTGGCCTTTCTGCATTACAACGTACGCGAAGAGAACTTGGCGAGCGCCAACTAAAGCCACTTCGCTCAAAGCGTGAAGAGTTACAAACTCAGTTTTCTAAGAGCAATTGTCGCGCTGAACAAATGCGCCTTTCACGTGAAATTAACCGAATTGATGCCAACGCACAGGATGTACTTTCGCGCTGGTCATAAGTCAGTTACACCCAAACAAACCTAGCCACTAGGCGTTATGCCTACATCTTTTATCCCTCTTCGATTTAAAGAGGGACGGTTTTTTATATCCAAAATTTGAGGAAATGATGATGAGCAACATTGAAGAACATCTATTTAGTCAGTCTTTTAACCAAATCGCAGAGCGCTTTAATTCAAGCAATCAAGAGCAGCAACACCAAGTTCTTATCCAGCTCGATGCTATCGCGAAGAAGCAAGAACCTATCACTACCCACCGGCCACAAGTAGACGTGTTGGCCGATATCAAAGAAGCAATGGAAAGTGATCGAGCTCGTGTGTTCTTTGGCTATTCATTTCCAAGCTGGTACCGCAACGGTTCGATTGAACAAGTTTCACAGCTTCACCATTGGGCGAACTTAGATATGAGCAATCGCCACTTGTTTCTTGAAATGCTTGGCCTCCGTGACTTAGGGCACTTTGATGATGAAGCGTTATATCAATTCGAGCAGTTCTGTTTATCGGCAGTGGGGGCGTGAGCATGAAATTACATGAAGTAAAAACCCAATCAGAGTTTTTTAACGAACTTCGTTTAGGTCGTAAAACGGCTGAAATTCGAGTTAATGATCGTAACTATCAAGCCAACGATGTGCTGATACAGCATGAAGTGGACAACGAAGGCCATAAAACGGGTGCATCCCTAGTTCATGAAATTACTCATGTACTGCAGGGCGGTCAGTTTGGTTTAAGCAAAGAGGTATGCGTTCTTTCTCTTTCAAATTCATCTCATTTAAACAGTGTGATTTTGATGGGGCATTTACGAGATCGTTTAGTTGAAGCTGCCGATTGCATGGAAGCGGGTATTGACGTGGTTCGAGAGGCAGGACTCACAACCGCTGATCTAGAAAGACAGATTCAAGACTCACGCTATTTTGCTACAGAGGCAACGTCTCTACTTAAAAAGTTAGGGGAGGAGGCTGCATGAGCACTATCTCTGTTTATCAGAAAGACTTGAACCACGCGTTGCGTTCAGAAGGGTTTACTACTCGCAAGATTGAACAGTTCATGCGTGTTTTCAATATCACAGAAACTAGCCAGGGCGATGTGTTGAGCTTGGACTCTACTCGGGCATTACTTGTGAATGTTAACGGTACTGAACAGGGACTCTGTTTAGAGGATTTCATTACCGCTTGGTGGGCTTTTTGGATTGTGGTTTACAACACGGCTTCTGACCGAGATATCGCAAATCAAGCTTTAGGAGCTGTTCGTGCACTGTTCTTTGTGTCGGCTTGTAATAAATCCACTTCTCAAACTACTCAAATGCAAATGTGGTGGCGTGATATGGCCGATGAGCATGGCTACCCAACTGTGGAGGCTTGCTGATGTTGAGTTATGTAGCAGTTGCCCTGAATAGCGGTGGCGGCGTCGTTCGCCATGATGAAACCAATGAAGTGAAGAACGTGTTGCTAGGTGAGTTTGAATCGGCTGATCCCGCGATTCATACGGCTTGCGAGCTGTTCAACTGCCAGCACGTTTTGAACGGGGTGATTATCAAAGGTAATCACACAGGTGGCCACATGATCATGGATACACAGGAGCTAACTGCGTTATGACTCATCAATGTGAATACCAAGGTTGTAAGGGTGTGAAAGCCATTGCTGAAAAGTTCGGTATTAACTACTCCACCTTATTGAAGCGTTTGCAGCGAGGCTTTGATATTGAACAAGCAGTCACAATGCCTCGTTGCGCTCAGGTTGCTCAAGTCAAATATGAGCACAAAGGGCAACAGGGGATGCGAGCTATCTCTAAATTGGTGGAAATTTCTGAGGCCACTTTATATGGCCGTTTGTCTGAAGGGATGACTTTAAAAGAAGCCATTGAAATGCCTAAACAGAAAACAGGTATGAGCGAAGAGCAGCGTAAAGCCAATCAAATCGGTATTAAAAAACCTGATGCTATGTCTAGCAGCTGGGCTACAGCATTAGGTGTTCAGTTATGAGCGAAGCACAGAAAGTTGCGGCTGAAGCACCTGATTATATTGAAACCCTATTAGTAGAGATGCTGGAAGGTGATCACCCAGATAATGAAGTGCTGTTAGGTACTTTGCTATCTGGTGATGAGTCTATCCAGGTTCAATTGAAAATCACGCGCAACCCCACAGATTTTTTGGATGAGTGTTAGTGACATACTATCAACCAGTTAAACCATTAAATCGCTTTTGGTTATGCCCTTTACCTGCCATAGATGAAGGGCTTATTTGTGTTCCTGCAGGTTACGAACCCGCTAATATAGAACCTCAAAATCTTTCAGTTGTTGAGCGTAAGTTATATGAAGTAAACCCAGCAGATAGAGAATGGCTATCTGAACACTTTGCTGATCTCCCTCATTACCTAACTAAATATTTCGCAAATCGTTATATTTCTATTTTTGAGAAACAAGGCCGCCCAGCCGCGAATACTTTCATTCGTGAAAAAATGGTACCCGCGCATAGGCGTGTTCTATTGGTACTTAAACAATACAAAAAACTTCCTACTACTTCTAAGGTTGCTTTGCTGAGTGAAGCGAATGATGACACTAAGCAAAGCAACTACAAGAACCAAACTCAACAGCAACAGTACTTTGATTTTGAACGAATAGAACAAAACCGCAAACCAGTAAGAAATCGCACTTTGGCCGAGTTGGAAATTGAAGAAATCAAAGATATGGCGTTTAAAGTTGCCATGATAGTTGACGGGTTTATTCGTATTGAGAGTGATAAATACCACGCTGAAACTGCATTAGGAACAGAAATGGCGGTCGTGTTCTCTTATGAACAAGCCGCTGTATTCGTCTGTAATACCTTTGGTATTAAGCCACCTCGCAAATATAAAGAACAATCGGAGCTTTCTGCCCTGCAAGATATTTCGCGCATGATAAGCGAAAAGTGGTGGTATAACCGTTTGATTCGATGCCGAAAAATTATGCGTGAGCACCTAGCCATTGCTATGGGGCAAGTCTCGAAACACGCTTCGCCTTATGCTTCATGGGACTGTATCCGAGAATACAAAGAACAACGCCAAAAGAACTGGGAATTTATCGAAAACTCATCTTTGTTCGATGAAGAAACAGGCGAAGAAGCCAGCTTAAAAGACATGGTATTAAAAAGCGTCTCGAACCCTGCTATTCGCCGCCATGAGTTAATGGTGCGTTGCCGTGGTTGTGAAGACATTGGCAACGAGTTAGGTCTACAAGGCTTGTTTTTAACCCTGACCACACCAGCCAAATACCACAACAGTTATAAGAAAGGCGGTTTCATTGGTCACTGGAATGGCGCAAGCCCACGTGATGCCCAAGCTTACTTAAACAATGTATGGGCAAAGATTCGTGCCAAATTAGGTCGCAAAGAAATTCGTTGGTTTGGTGTTCGTGTGGCTGAACCACATCACGATGGCACACCACACTGGCATTTGCTTATCTGGGCAAAGCCTGAACAGATAGATGCGATTGAAGAAATTTTTACAGATTACGCAATCCAAGAAGACAAACACGAACTGATTAACAAAGAGGGACTGCTGGACCCATCTGCCCGTTGTGACATTCAAGCCATTGACCCAGAACTGGGCACGGCTACGGGTTACATCGCCAAATACATTTCTAAAAACATTGATGGTTATGCCATGGATGATGATCTGGCTGATGAGACAGTCAGCATCAATCCAAAGACAGGTAAAGAAGAAGGCAAATCTGCTAAAGACATGGCGATAAACGTGAGTGCATGGAAAAGCCGTTGGAACATTCGCCAATTCCAATTCTTTGGTGGTGCTCCGGTTACGACTTATCGAGAACTGCGCCGCTTTGCCAGCCAGAACAAAAAAGCCTTTATGGAATACCTTTTCATGCAAGAGCGTGCCGACCTACTTACTATTTATTCAATGTTACAACGTGAACTCGTTGGCCCTATTAAGCCAAGCAAGCTAATCACTAATGAAGAACTTCTAAAAGTAATTGGTGATAGTTACCAAGCACGAATCAAGAGTGATGATTCAAGCATCGTTGATACGTTAGTCGCCGCCGATAATGGCAATTGGCAAGGTTACATCATGGGCCAAGGTGGTCCATTTGTTAAACGTGACGATTTGCTGATCAGAAATACCTATCAAGAATTACCGTTTGCGTCACCCCACGGTGAAATCGTTAGCAAGATTGAAGGCTTTGATGCCGCAGGCATACTCGTCAAAACTCGCACTAAGAACTGGCAGATAATGCCAACGTCTACGTTAGACGCCCAACGTGAATCGGGGGCTCTTGCTCTTTCTGGAGCCTCTGGCTCCTCTCGGAGTTCTGTCAATAACTGTACGCTACCGCAGAAAGTACAGGTCAGCGATCAGCTTAAGCGATTATTAGAACCTTACTCAGTAGGTGGTGGGTTACCGCCAAGCATTGATGGTTCAGCTCTAATCGCGCTGCAACAAGGTAGCTCCATTCGAATAGATGATGAAACGAGTATAAGAATCCGCCCTGCGGAGCATCTACCATGCGGCACGGTTCGCCCAGCCCAGCTGGTTGAAGTGTACCAACCCAAGCCAGATTTAAGCTGGCTAGATGATTTCGAGGCTAAACGGCCTGAACCTCTAACCGGAGACGATGACGACTATGAATATGAACAGCCTAATTTATCGTTCTTTCCTGAAACCGCCGAGTGGCCGTTGATATGAGAGTCAGATTAGTTATCAGAATGAGGGGTGAATCTCGCTTCATAAAAACGCTGTATGAATATTTATAAAAGTACTGTATATTTATCCAGTCTTTTGGTTTGGAGTAGAGCTATGTCATTAAAACAACAGGACATATTTTTACAAGCGATGGAGTTCATTATAGATGCTGTAGCACTCAGCACTGAAGGTGAAAGCAGAGCTGATGTAGGTATTTATTTGATGGGTTTATTGGTTGCGGACCAAAGAGAAGAGTTGAAGCCTGAAAAGTTAGCCGCAATGAAGCAGCTAATTGAAATGGCAGATGGTGGAGATAGCCCGGAATTTAAACTTTAGAGGATTGATAGCTGTTGTTTTAGTTCTTGGCGCTGATCGGGTGCCAGGGCTTTAACCATTTCAAATGCTAACTGAGAAGTCGTTTTGGCCGAAGGGCTCAGAGTATGGCTGAAGGCTAGGTTCATTACGAAGGAATGGCCACATTCTGGGTCACTACAACTACAATATAAATCGCTATAACCCGCTGAAATACGGTTTGATTTTTGTATGCGGGCTTTCTCGCCACACTCCGTGCAAACTACTCTCATATGACACCATGAACCTATCGAAATGATAGCTCCATACTACTAAATTATGGTGAGGATTTATACAGGAAGTGCTGGGTGCTTTAGCTTGGGTATTGATACTGAAAATACCAGGCTAGTTTGTAGTGATGTAAGTTACTACGCGCATTTCAGGGTATAAATAAGCTCTTGTTTTAAATGACTTATATAGGTTAGTGTTTAATTATTGGTTTTTTATATAAAACAGATAACTTATCTTGGTGAGGTGTACATGGATGCGGCGTATAGAAAAAGTGATGACAGAGAACCGAAGGAGCTTGTTTTTGCATGGATGTTTACGGATGCACCTTTAGAAGAAGTTGATCCTAATGATTTTTTCTGTCCTTACTCTTGTTGCCATGTGAGTCAGAAACTTGCCTCCTATAAACAAAAAGAGAAAAGGGCACTCAAGTTAAAAAAGAATGATAAATCAGGGGACAAAGGACCTTACTTTCGAGTTGTATCGAAAAAGATTGAAGATCAGCACCATCCAGATTGCCCTGAATTTTCTAAAAATAAGCGAAAAGTAAAAGAAGTCAATGGCATAGATCCTAGACTTCCTCTTGAGCAAATAAGTAAGTTAATTCTCAGAGAAGAGCATGGATTAACTCCGCCAAGGTCCTCTGAAAGAGCTAAAACATCAAACCCAGATGAAAAACATCATCGCCAAGCTTACCACCTATCAAATCCTGTAAATTGGTACTTACAAAATCCAACGGAAGGATATAGAAGTATAGAGGTCAAGGGGTGCTCATACTCTAAGTATCATGATGTATTTCAAAGAGTTTCTCAAAGTACCGGTATTCGGTATGTCGGAAAGCATATATATTTTGGTTCATTAGAATTGCGAGGTGTTCAGAATTTTAAAATTGAAGGTGATGAGGCGTTTTTCTTTATTTATCAATTTATGGAAGACGGTCGTGTTAACCCGATTAAGGTAAGATTAAAGACCGGTAATTTCTCACAATCAAAGTTGGCCGTAGTGCAGAGATCTTACGATGCTGCACAAGCTCGCCGAAGAGAGATTTTAGGTAACAATAGACGGAGTAAGACAAAACGTTTCCCGAAGGTTTGGATTTTTTTCTACGGTGAGCCAGTCTTCAATGGTGGAAGGGAATTTATCATAGAAAGACATGACTGCATTCACTTTTATACAGAAGAAAAGCTTGATTTATTTACAAAAAATCACTTTTATGCAGAGCCAGAGCCAGAG